AAGGTATTGGTTTTTTCTTTGATCGTTGATATGTATATATTATAGAACCCATTAATTACAATCCTTGTTTTTATAATCGCCTTGAAGTTGACATTTGTACATTTTGTCTGCTTCTAATCTTATTTGTGTTGATATACCATCTAATATATCAGGCATATTATTAAACACAACAGCAAGTATCTCTAAACTTAACTGGTGCATTTGTCTATTAAGTTCTGCATTTGCAACAGCACTATGATCCATGTCATTATTTTGAACCTTTTGTGTGATTACATGACCTACAACTGCCTCATTATAACTATCGGCCCTGGCAAAACCAGAGACCAATAGTGTAGTTATAATTAACAACATAAGAAAATTTAATCTTATCATTTTGCGTTAGGACCTCTACCAGAGAACACAGTCTTACCGCCCCCTTGTTTTGCCTTTTCAGCAGCCCTCTCTGCCTCTTCTCTAGCAGTTATACCGAGCAAGTCTTTGGTATATTTTTGAGGATTCTTTTGCGACCAGGCAGTAATCAAGTTCTCTATATTCTTAACCGATATCTTGTTACCTCTAAATTCTTCTGGTCTGTCTTTTCTAAACTGTAGCAAGTCTTTCAACCATGCGACCTTCTTCGGTTTAGTTTTTAACTCTCTAAACTCTATAAACAGATTTTCTTTTTCACTATATATTCCCATATAACTCTCCTTTTATTTTCTTTAGCATATCATAATAACGAATCATTGTCAAGCATACAAATTGTCTTGCTGTGCCTCAAATTCATCTACCATCTTTTGGTACTTTTCAATCTTTTGATCAATTTTTATAAAGAAAGACTCGTTATTCTTAACTGCCTCTCTAATCTCTTTTAGATCATTGATAATTTCTAGTATATCGTTCACTACTTTTCTCCTCTCAATATTTTTAAATCGGTATGGGCATTTTTTAATGCACTTGACAGGAATCCTACCATATAGAATGCCCTATCACTATTTGTTTTATAATTTAAGAATTGAGTCTTTGATTGACTCTCACCTTTACCGAACATATAATTAACTATATCCTCGTCTGTTGTTCCTTGTAAGTATTTTCTCATAATGTATTTTCTCCTAATTAAAAAAGTGAAGCATTTATTTTGTCGTTGCCGTTTTGGGTGCTTCTACTCGATCAAACTCACGAGCGCCAGACGGCCCCACAATCAGTCTCCGAGGGCATAGATTTCGTGTCATTGTGGGTGACCTTACTCTCGGTGTTTTTGCCCTTTACTTTTGCTATGGCATAATAAAACTCCCTACTACAATTATTGAAACTATCAGTATGACCACTAATGTAATAAAACTCATTAACATTATAGGTCTCCGAATTCTTCTTTGAATGATTGATAATAAGCAACTGCCGCACAATAAGCGAAAAAGGCAGTAAGTGATAATGTAATGTATAATAATATAGTCATATTTCTTTCGGTTCGTTGTTAATATGTCTTTATTATATACTAATACACGGCAGATTCAAGCACTTTCGGGCATATAATACCATTTTATCCTATTGATTTTATTGAGTTTTTTAATAAATTGAAAAGTGTTGCAAAAATACAACACTAAAAATGCGTGTTTTGAGGTGATTTTGAGAGTCCTAGGGCGTATATATGACTATGATTCGTTGTGTATAATTTAAAATTCTTATTTGTCGATTGATTTATCTAGGTTCGATACTTGTATCCCTCTTAGATAGTGTCTTTCTGGATGATAAGATTCCTTAATCATCTTTTTTAAAATTTTAATTATGAGCATTTTTAAACTTGCCATAATTACGCCTTAGGTTTTAGTGAAGTTTGAGATATCAAATCAAATTTCGGAGTTATTACGCATCCGTCGGATGTCGTATGCTTCTATTTAGACAAAATGGAATTTTCACCCTCATACTTACAAATATAATACGCATCCACAACATCTGTAGCAGGTGAAGTGTGCTTACATTCAAACATATCTAAAACATTAAGACTCGTATCGAGAGTAAACTGTTCGATCATCGCTTCTTTATTTGCATTACCTTTACCTGTCGCAAATTTCTTTATGACTGACGGTGCAATTAGATTGTAGTCCCATTGATTTTGATGAAGTTTGTATTTAAGTAGTCCCATATTTTCTGCAATATGAAAGACTCGACCCTTTGAGGCGAATGAATAATCTTCTAGATTGATTGTGTGTATCTTTTTAGAAGCCATATGTTTTGGATAATATGTATTGATAATGTCTATAACCCAATCTGCAATATTTTCATATCGTTCAGACTCAGATGAATAAGGTTTATGTTCAGTACCATTGAAAGATACACCCTTAGATTTATATGAACCTGCATATTTCTTTTTAGTTGTTAAGTAATAAAACTTACAATCTTCAAATCTAAATTCATCTACACTAGTATTTACACATATACCAGGACAACTTAGACTGTAATCAATCCCAATCTTCATCTATATCTGTTTTTGTTTCTACTTCTTCTTCGTGTTCATGACCACAGAATGGACAGAATTGCTCTAAGTAGTCCTCTGGTAGTTCGTGTTCAACCGTGTACTCTGCTGAACAGTTGTCGCATTTCTTTTTTAATATCATTAAATTCCTGCTGGTTGAGAAGTGATATCTACAATCTCACAAGCGCCTGCTGTACAAGCAAGTTCTTGAGCACCAGTTGTATTATCATCGCTTTCGTATTTTGATAGTTCTTCAAAATTAACTGACTTAGGCATTTGTTTTTTAAGTTCGTTATATCTTTCTCTATCTATATCTTGATAAGGTGCTTGCTGATATGTATGATCAGAATGAGGTAAGAAACTTACACCCGATACTTCGTCAAAATGTTTATATACCCACGCACCTACTTCCATCCATTCGTGGGATCTTACTGATACAGTACAAGATGGTTTATGTTCGCACCAGTGTCTTTGATATCTTAACCAAATCTCTAACTGTTCGATAGCAGTAAATTCATTTCTTGTAACAGCACCTTTAGGTGAAGCAGTAGGAAAAGAAAATACACTTACAACTGATGGATTCATTACATCTGGTTCGTGTGGTATGCCCTGATCTTTCATCATTTGAGTTAGAGGGTCTTTATTATCGCCTCTTACAGTTCTAACATAATAATCGCTATGTCTTGTATGAATACCAGAAGCACTATCTACTAACTGACTGACTGTGCCAGAAGGTTTAATACAAGTAGTAGCAGTAGATTGAGGTATCTTGAGTTTCTTTGCAAGTTCTTTATTTGTTTCTACTGCCATTTCTCGCATAGACTTTAATAGTTTAGGATCTGCTTCAATTGTTAATTGATTATCCATAATACCTGTGAGTGATACACCAAGTAGTCTTTCTTCTTCAGTATTATCTTTCCATATCTTTCTTAAATATTTAATGTCTGTAAGTGTTGATTGATATGTTCCTAGTGTAGCAGCAATTCTAACTTTTTTCTTTAATGTTTTAGTATCATCTGTAGCACGAATAACTACCTCTGTTAAATTACAGAATTGATATGGTCTTAATATAATTTCTGAGCAAGGGTTAGTACCAAATTCATGTTCAGGATCTCTACGACCATTTTCTGCAACTTTCTTTTTCGCTGCTTCACGATTAAATATACCTCTTTCACCAGACTTAGAATCGTATAATGATTTCCATTCGTGCATAAACAATCCCATATCAGGAGTTCTTGTATAACAAGCAGAATTATTTGCCAATGCTCTTTGACCATTCATCTCCCACCATTGTCCCATTTTTGCTTTACGAACCCTATCATCTTGAATATTACTTAATGAGATTAGTGCTGATCTTCTAACACCGCCTACTACAACAACTTCACCTACTTTACATACTAGATCATGGCATTCTAAACTGTCTAATTTTCTACCTGCAGCATCCCTAAATGTGTTGATTGCAAAGTCAAATAGATTAACTAATGGTTGAGGACCAGAAGCACGACCACCAAATGTCTTTAGTCTTGCACCTGCAGGTCTTACTTTTGATACATCAATCTTAGGTATCTGACCAGAATATAACATAGCAATTAGTTCTTTGAATGATCTTGCCCATCCAGTTTTACTATCTTCTACTACGATTATTGTTTCTGATTTTTCAACACGCTCAGCAACCACTGGTAACTTTTCTACAAGATCCCTTTCTACTGAAAAACCTACACCTGTACCACATAATAATATATACATGACTTCATCAAACGATCTTACATTATCAATAGGAATATAACTACAATTATATCCTGCAGTATGATCTCTTTCTAAAGCAGGTCCTGCCGTCATCAATGCTCTCATTGAGGGCATTACATCTAGATTTAAAACTGCTTCTTCCAGTTCTTCTCTATTAACCATTCTATGTTTATGATTTTCTTTTAAGTGTACTTCCATAAAGTCAAAATATCTTTTGACTGTTTCTGGCCAACTCTCCCTTTTCTTATCTTCATCTACGAACCTTGCGTATCTTGATTTATGTATGTATTGTTGGTAGCTAGTAGGGAGAAAATTGTCCATATTTGTTATATCCTTTTCCAAGAGTTTATTTGTTGTAGTGCTGAGAGTCCGCAAAATGTATTACTATATATAATACTTGCCACCTGTGCTGGTGTCTTTCCTGCAATTATCATATCGTTTATGTCTTTGTTTTCCAAAGACTTTGGCCATATTACTAAATTAAAATTACTATGTACAGCATTGATCATACGATCTACAATTTGTTTATTTCTTGGTTCATTATCAAATATCATAGTGCATTGTGAGTGTTGTATATTTACAACAGCATCAGCACCTGCAAGAGCAATGGCGTTGTCTAAGAATAAACTATCAATAGGACCTTCTGTTATCATTACAGGTTTATTTAAATCTATTCTATCTAAACCATAAATCTTTTGTTTAGTATCATCAAATTTAATTGTAATATATTTAGGTTGCTCTTTACCAAATGCACGACCTTGAAATGCAAAAAACTTACCTGATCTATCATAGAATGGTATAACAATTCTAGGGTGATCAAATTCTAGAGAAGTAAATTTATTAGGAATAATGCCGTTGGTCCATTCATAGAAATTAGGACAGAAAAAAAACTTATCCCAATGTTCTTTTGGTATAAGTCTTTTATATAAAATTTGTTTTGCAGGATGAGTCATAACTAGATTATCAAATCTAGAGAGTGAGTCAAGGTGACGCTCATATGCAGTTTTCGTTTTTAGTTCTTTTGAAGGAGTAAAGTCGAATTCAGTTTTATCTTCACTTACTTTGCCATCTTTAAATCTTTCGAATATATATTCTTTATGCATAATCGGATCAAGAAACTTAATAAGGTTACCAAGTGATTGACCCATACCGCAATTATGGCATTTGAAAAACATTTCGTTTTTCTTTTCATATACAAACCCTCTTGCTTTATTAGATGACTTCTTAGAGTCGCCACAATGCGGACACCTAAAGTTAAATAGTTTATCCGATTTTCTTTTAAATTTTGGAAGTCTTGTAGATAGGAGATTTAGAAATTTAATATCTATATATGACATAGATTATATTATAACAAAATATGGTAAAAAAGTCAAGCCATCAATTCAAAGAACATAGGGTTATTCATTAGTAAACCAACCATAATCGCACACCCTATAATAACCCATCTCCATTTTTCTAACATACCAACTCTAGTGTCTAGTCCTGCTCTGATACCACGAATTTCTTCCATTATCTTTGCTTCAGAGCTTGAGTGCATTTCTCTTAGATATTTACTTTCGGTATTTATTCTGGAGTGTAATTCTTTAAGATCAGTATCCCATTCTTTTCTTCTAGATTCTAAAGTAATAAAGATATCTTCATCTGTTTGCTCTGCTCTTGCTAGTTTAGTTTCTTGTTGTACAAGTAATCCTTTGAGAGATATTGTACAATCTGTTAGTTTATCAATTGCTACTTCTAATCTATGATGGATTTGCTCACTTTGTTGAGCATCCTTTTCAAGTAGAGCAATTTTAGTATTGATTTTTTCTAAATCTGACATACTAATATTTATCTATTCTAAAGGTTTTGGTTCGTAATATTCCTGATATGAAATGATAATTTGTCTTTGTTCCGCAATCGCTTTTCTTATGTCTGCATAGTTAATTGATAATGCTTGATAACCTTTGTCTGTTAATGCAAATAACACAGGTTGTTTGCCATCTGCTGTAAGTTTATCAAAAACTTCTTGATAGTTGTCTTGATTAATTACAATCCACTCTACATCATTTGCAGAAAGTGGGTCAGGTAACTCTAAATTAAGTGGTGGTTTTGCAACAGCAACTTTTACTGTTTCTATTTTTTTAATACCTGCACAAGCAGTTAATAGAAACATTGTTAATAATATAATTAATACTTTCATTTTAAACTCTCTATCAATGCAGGGCATTGTTTATTGTAATCATCTTGCTCAACAAGAGGAGAACCAGAAGCAATCTCTATACATCTATTTACATGACGAACGGCTTTGTTGATAACTTTTTGTGCTGCCTCAGGATTTTCCATACCCCAAGTTGCAATATCATATTTAGCAAACTTTTTAGTAAGTTCATTATTATCTTTTTGAAGCACTTCTAGTTTAGCACTTAGTTCTTTATTTGTAGTTAAGATATTTTCGTATGACTCTTTTTGTTGAGTTATAACTTCTTGTTGCTCATTGATAGCAGTTTCTAATTGTATTTGATTTGCTTTAAGAACAGCATTGTCTGCTTTAAGTTTATACACATAAGCAAAACCTCCAGCGACACCTATCGCAGCAATCAGCATTATAACAAGTTTTATCTTAAACATTATTTATTTTCTAAGTCTTTTATTCTATTAGTTGCTTTATTAAGTTTTTTTTCAAGTTCATCTATCTTTTTGGTGACATATGGATACTTCTTTCTCCATGCGTCATCTGGTTGTTGTAACCAAGTTAGTCCCCAGCGTTCAACCAGATAGTCTGCAAACATATCAAACTTGCCATACATCCAAAGACCTATTCTTGTGCTTTTAAAGTATGTTGAAAATGCTAGACCAAATAACGAACCAACTAATGCTGTGTAGATCCACAGTCTGTTAGTTGCCATATCTTGTATTATTTCCCACATATTATTGATTCATTTGTTTATGTTGACATAACTTATAGTAAGTATTAATATTGTGATCACTAAATGAATCAAAAGATAAACTTAGTATACCTCTCATTATACCACCAAACCAGTGTGTCAACATATAAAAGAACCCTGGTTGATCTTTATAGTCACCATTAGAATTAAAGTACATAAACTTTCCGTTATGTTGAAATCCCATCCACGCAGGTGGTATTCTGGTTACTAAATCGTTATTATTTCTAAATCTATAATGAGTGAATTTCTGCATAGAATTCCACTTCTTACTACCTGCTCTAGGTGACCCATATGTATATAATTTTACACTTGAATTATTTAATCTGCCTGCAACTAAAGTAGCAAGAGCAGCACCTAGACTATGACCTGTTATGTATATTTGTTTTTGTTCTGCACCACATTCGTCCATGTGTGCTACAATATCATTCCATACATCATTTAAAGCGTATTTAAAACCTCTATGAACCTTACCTTCAACTCGACCATCAATAGTAGATGAATAAACTTTTTTAATATCTAAATCTGCTTTAATATCTTCCCATTGAGTAGGTTGTGTTCCTCTAAAAACTAATATAAAATTATTCTTACCGTTTAAAGCATATGCTTGTGTGCCGCCAAAGTCAAAATATTTAATTCGCCAAGACTTGTCAGCATATGTTTTAAAAGGACCTTCGTTTTCATAACACTTCTCGGACAACTTTGCCATAAATGACGCTGTTGCCCAAGAAAAGTCAGATGATAGTTCCGTTAACTTATTATCATCCATTTTTGAATCCTTATTGTGATTTAATCAAAGTGTACACACCCCAAACTAATCCGACCCAAGCGGCTAGTTTTGCGATACCACCGAATAAAATAATTGAGATACATATAGCGATAACTACAGCACCATCCCAAGATGTTCTTTCTTTTACTCGATCAGTACACCAATTTTTGATTTTTGTAAACATAATTCTTCTCCTTATTTTGATATCTTTTTCTTCTTCATAATATTTTTATCTTTAGCAACACTCTCTTTTTTTCTAAGAGGTTTACCAGAGATAAGTGAACCCGAAGGTTTCAAATAGCTTGTAGCAGGAACCTGAAGTCCCATGCTATATTCTTTTACAAACTCTTTGTAAGTTTTACTCACTTTTTAGACGCTCTAACTTTTTTAGCAAGGTCACTATCTGCCTTACCCCAAGTACCAGAACCTTTAGTTATAAAAGAATTAACTCTTGCAAACGCCCATTGTTGTTGCGTTGCACCAGGTCTATGACCACCTTTCCATGCAGCCATGCCTCTATCGTAAACTTTTTTGAGAATTGAATAAGGCATGCCAGATTTCTTTGCCTTATTTTGTAAACCTTTAATCATTTCTTGAAGTTCTACTTCTACTTCTTCTTTTTTCTTTTTACCTTTTGCTTTATATCCTTGAGCAAACGCTGCTCTTCTTTGGGCAGCTGAAGCAAAACCTTCCTCTGTTTCTCCATACATTTGTCTAAACTTTTTAGTATGTTTTGATAATTTAGTTTTAGCACCTTTATCGCCCGGTGCAGGTTTATAATCGTCATCATCATCTGATTTTTTATAATCTTGTTTAGAGAAGTGTTTTGCTCTTTTCTCTTTTTCTGATTTCGATAATGTTTTGTAATATTTTTTAGGTTGAGTGCCACTTTTAGATTTGACATCTGGATCTTGTGCTACTCTTTTTTCGCCAAGAGGTCGATCATAACGATTATCAGCATTGCCATAATTAGGAACTTCTTTAGAACCAATTGCCATTGCTTTTAATTGATCTTTGCGTTTTGTTACTTCATCAATTTCTTCAACTGGATCTGGAAGAACCATATCAAGTGTTTCTTTGATTTTAAATCTTTTTAAAAGTCTATCTTTCATTTTTTCTTGATCCTTTTTCTTTACTGGTACAGTAGAAGAATCATCACCAGTTCCTGCAACAGCAGTTCCTGTAGCATTTGCAGGTGCTTCTTCATACTTAGGACTTTTTTTCTTCGTGCCATCTGCTCTAGGTATTAACCCTTTTGCTTTTAAATGTGATTTGTCAGTAAACCCTGCTTTACCTGCTTTGTATCTTTTCATAGCATCAGCAGTATTTGGTTTAGGCATATAAGTCCTCCGTTGTTAAATAAACATCTTTGTATTTAAATATGTCATATCCCATAATATTATCTGTACTCTCATTGAAAGTAATAGTGTCATCTTTATTTATGACTATATCACCATCTAAGTCGTATATATCACTTTTTACTTTGTATTCACCTGCAACTAAAGGTTCTCCATAGTTTTCAGATAAATCAAATTCAAATCCATTATCTTTTAAATATTTGTAAACTTCTTTTTCTACTTGTGCCGTGTTTTCAGTTTCTTCTTTTAGAAAAGCAATTGCAGCAGCAGCTGCTGATCCTAATGCACCACGAACACCTAACTTACCTAATAATCTTTTTAAATTAAAAACAAAACGAGTCAACAATGTATAAGCATTTCTTTGCTGTTGATTTGTTATTTGTTTTGACTTAATTAATACTTTACCTTTATCGTCAATAATACCAAGTTTATATGCTTTAGTTTTATTGAATGGTGTAACCAATAGTTTTAATATTCTATATGCAATTAAAGCGTCAATTACTCTACTCATTAAATTCTTCCTAGTTCTACTAATACTTTCCTATTGATTGGTATTTCAACCAAATCATATTCTGGCATAAAGTGTAAAAATACCAAAAATGTTTTTAATAATGTCCAGTGATTTTTCTCGATTTTGAAGAACAGGAGGGTAGTTGCGGCGTCAACGCCGAATACATTTGAAAGAATGATTATGTGATTTATAATCAGTCTTGCTTTTAATTCTCTAGATGTTTCATATTTTCTAAACAAGCGCTTTAAATATTTAAAGCGTTTCATATCATCTAAAAATTCCTGTTCATCAACGCAAGAAGGATTATCGTAATGTTTCATAGCGAACATATTGATATTCTCTGGCGTCAATTTCGAAAAATCAACCATTATAAAATCACCAATCTAAAATTGTGTTATACTAAATTTGCAAAAACCTTATATGTGTTATTGCTTTGTTTTTCCCAATTGAATTCTAGTTTTAATCCACCTTCTTTCTTATGAGAAATTCCGTCACCATCTTCTATTTCAGTTCCTTTGGACATAGGTCCATTAGAATTGTCAGATGTTTTGCCATATCTGCCACCAAATTGTTTTACTTCAACAGTTGCAGTACCTTTTTCGCCATCTATTTTAGGTGAATTGAAACTTAATCCAACTGTACCTATTCTAGTATTTAACTGTTCTAGAGCAGCGTCAGGTTGTAAGTATTCTCTATCAGCGATAGAACCTACATAAGCATTTAGTTTTTGTAAAGCAATAGGGTCTTGAACATTAAACGCAGCATGAGTTTCATCTTCTGCTTGTTTCAATGTAGCGTTAGCAGTATATTCATTGAATTGTCTAAAACTTTTCATTTTTCTTTTCCTTTTTCTTGTCAGATACCTCTTCTTCGATATCAGCATTAGGATTTACATCTAAAATTTCTTGTAAAGGTTGAGTACTCTCGTATGCTTTTCTCGCTCTAGGCGATAAACCATTTATCTCTTCCTGTGTTAATTTCTTATCCATAAATAACTTTCTATGAAGTTGCGATATTTAGTGCCTCTTGTTTTTCAGCAGGCATTGTATCATTTTCTTCTGCCTCTTTGATAAACATTTCAACTTGCTGAAGAGCACCGCCCATAGCATTTCGTTGATCTTTTAGTTGCACAATTTGTTTTTCGCCTTCAATAATATTTTTAGTTAAATCGTCATAATTTTTAGCAAGTTCTTCTTGTCTTGCTTTTAACTTATCAATTGATATAGTCATTTAATAATCTCCATTTTAAAAATATAGGAGGGGAAATAAATCCCCCTCCTAATTCAGTTAGTATTACTACTATTCTCTTACCTATTAAGAGAAAGCAGGAACTGTTACAGTAGTAGCAGATCCGTGAATGTAGTAAACAGTAGTCGATAATCCTACTAAGTGTAGATCAAGAGCAGACGGTGTGTCAACTTTAAGGTTAAAGTGAGCAGTACCGTTTGATAATACAGGTTCTGCATTTTCATCAGCAGTTGAATCTAAGTGAGTAATAGAACCTTTAAAGAAGATTGTATTACCAGTAGTTTTAATTGTAAAGTCTGTTGCGTCTGCAGCAGCGCCACCATAAATAAAGTGGAATCTAAGACCAGCAGAAGGAGCAGGAAGTGTGTAAGTATTATCCTGTCCACCATCAGGTATAACAGTAGTTCTACCGCCATGAGCAGCAGCAGTTAATGTTACATCACCGTCAGCAAGAACAACAGGTGTCATTCTAATATCAGCACTATCAGGTAGATTGTTGAATAAACTTGCTAGTGAGATTTTTTTGTTAATCGGCGTACCAGAAGGATCGTCCACAATGTGTAGTAAGTCAACACTTGCAGCAGAAGAACCTAAATCGGTTAATGCCGTGATTTTTTTATCAGCCATTTTTTAATGTCTCCATAAATTGTACCCCTTATGTATTCGGGGAATGTTAGCCCAGGCATTGATACTATCTCGCCAGGGATCAAATATAAAGGGGCAAAATTGCCCCTCTATAAATTATTTATATACTTTATGTAGTAGTTACTCCATTAAGTATGTCAGCAGAACCAGATGATGAACCAGATTGTGGTCTAACCACTAAACCATCTTCAAGTCCAGTAGAATCTTCCATCACGAATCTTCCGCCAGATGAAGTAGTATCTAATCCAACTTCTTGAATTATGAAACTATCATCTTCGCCTTCGATTGATACAAATTGTTCTTGTATATCTAAACCAAAACCAGTTCTATATGCAGTACTACCAGTTACATCAGTCGCTAAGTTAGGACCCTCTAGTGTCATTGTCATACATTCTAGTAATATTTTATCGCCAGCGTTTGTAGAAGAACCGTCAGTTCCGTCTAAAGTGATACTATCTGTTATTGTAGTTTCATCAGCGATACCGTGTATTGCTTCACTATCAGGATCTACTGCTGTAGCAGTTCCGTCAAAGTGTAAGTAAGCATCGGTAAATGATAAGAAACCTGCGTCAGCAGATTGTAGTACACCTCTAAATGTAATTATATTCGTTCCTGTTCCTGAATAATATTGACAAGCAACAGTATTATCAGACGCCATATCAGTAGCACCTAATCTCGAAAGTAAAATATATGCTTTATTTGTAACCGTTTGGTTAGCAGAATATGCAGCACTTGTAAATGTGATCTTTTCATCAAAAGTTAATACTAGGTCAAATGTTGCCGCGTCAGCGTATGCACCACCAGTATAATCAATTGACAATAAGTTAGCAGACGCTAATTGCTCAGAAAGATTACGAATCGCAATTAAAATTTCTGGGTCTGCACTTGTATTATCGTTACCAGTTGCAGCACTTGCTACACCAGGTTGCATTACCCATCCTTTTGTAGTTGCGGCTACAAATTCTCTTCCGTGAGGAGCATTAGAATCATCTGGTAAACTCTTTGGTCTTGACTCGACCGCATTTTGTTTTCCCCATAATGCCATGTTAATCTCTCCTTATTAATAAGTTTTTTTGTTTGTTATATAACACTACTATTTATCAAAAACCAATTCTCTTTAATTGAGAAATCGTATTTGAGGCAGAAGTATGTAGTATACCGATGCCTCCTGCGTTTCTAAATTGATCGACATTCTTAGGATAATCGTCAATTAGTATTGCAGGTTGTCTTTTATTATCATTACCCTTCATAGCAAAGTTCTTTTTTTCTCTACGCCTCACTAAATTTATCATAAAATTTTGCGTATATCCTAAATTTTTTCTTAACCATCTTCTTTTACCCGGTTTACAATTAGGGTCTTCGATAGTATATGCAGATAAGATATGTGGATTATATTGTCTAATATAATTCCAGAGTTGTTTTCCATCTCTCATCCAAGGCATATTTGACCAAAAGTTTCGTGTGTTTCTTATAGTCTCCCAATGCCTATCTGACTGATCTTGAGTAAAAGTAGTACCTGTTGCCTTTTTTGCAGCAACCATAAAATCAGCCAAAACTCCATCCATATCACAATAGATACGAGGCAAATCTCCTTTTGCCTCTCTGTAAAAAATACGATAATCTTTCATAGATTATCTCCTATCCCAAGTTTGTAGTATTAACCTTTATACCACCCGAGTACTGACCAACATTAGTGTCTGGATTAACTTTTATTTCAGTCTTTCCGCCAACTTTAATTTTCTTTTTCTTTTCACTATCTACTGGTGGTTGAGGTGTTGATTTATCCAATATTGCCTGTGCGACACCAGTTCTTAAAGGGACTTCACCAGTGTCAGGATTAGGTTCAGGTTTTACAGTTTTATTTTTTTCATTCTCTAATTCAATTTTAAGCATTTGAATTTGTCTTTTCATATCTTCTATGGTGCCTTTATCTTTATCGTCACCTTTTGCTACATGCTTTGATCCTCTACTACGATCTCGATTAATTTTATCAAAATCTTCGTTTGTAGAAGGAACTAAAAGATAATCTCTAAGTTTATTCATACTGTTTGCTGCAATTGCTATCTTATTCATCCACCAACTTGGTAATGAATCTTCTGGATTCATACTTTGAAGTTTAGATAGCATTTGAGAAGCATCCTCAATTGTTGTTTTACATTGTCTAACAGCAGAGGCAGTATCAGTATGCCCATCTTCAACTATTTTTCTAACATCTTTAAGTGCTTCAGCAAATGTTTTAGTATATTTCATATTTTTCCTTAGTCAGTTTTTTTACCAGCAATAGCATTTGATGCTTTCATAATTACTTCTTCAAGACTACCAGGTTTTGTTGTCATGTATTTTTCTTTCATTGGTTTTTTCATAGCATTTATTTTTTTCATAGCAGCCATCATTTCTTTACCTGCGTCTTTCATAGCATACATAGGATTACCAGCTTTCATCATTTCTTTTTTAGATTTCATTTCGCCTTTCATCTTCATAGCATTCATTTTCTTCATCATTTCCATACTTGGTGTTTCTGTATCATCTTTATTTGTTGCCATGTCCATTTCCATTTTCTTCATCGCTTTAATATCATCGTTGGAATGTTTCTTAAGCATATCTTGTTTAGGATCTTGCATAGTCATAGCATTCATTTTCTTTTTATCATACATAGCATTCATTTTCATAGCATTCATTGGTTTCATTTCTGCCATTTCAGCAACATCATCTGTTTCTTCTTTTTTCATTTTCTTCATAGCATTCATAGAACCGTATTCTTTCATAGCCATTTCCATTTTCTTCATCATTTCTTTCTTCATCATTTCAGGCATTTTTTCCATTTCTTTCATCATCTCTTTTTTCATCATCTCCATTTTTTCAGGATCTGTTTCTGCCTTCAACATTTCGATTTTCTTCATCATCTCTTTTTTCATCATTTCACCCATGCCGCCTTCAGTACCAGGATGATAAGGTTCTTTTTCTTCATTTTTAGCATCATGTTTAGCATCCACTGCCTTAAAGAATTTCTTTTTTTCTTCATCGGACTTTAGATCACCTAGGGAGTTAATCCCAAAGTCTTTCATAGTCGCATTAAATTTGTCTTTATAAGTCATTTCGTTTATCTCTCCCTTTATAAGATTTTCTGCAATACCTAGTTTCTTTTTAACCATGTTTGTTGCAGTTGCAAAACGGACACTATCACCATCTTTACCATATCGTTTGACGAAATCGTTTTTTGGTAAATCGTCTGCGGTTTTATGTACCATTTTAATTTGTTTTTTAGTTAAATCAGCTTCGTCTTTAATATCTTTTTGTAGTTGTTTTGCCTGCCTATCGTGTGTTTTGACTGATTTTTTTAATTGTTTAATGATAGGTTTAATAGTTTCTTTATCTTTACTATCCAGGTCTTCTTTTAATTTGTTGTAATACTTTCTAACTAAAGCATCTCTTGTCATTTGATCTTCTCTAGAAATATGACCTTTCATGTTATGCCTTGCATTTATAGCATCAATTTTCATTTTTTCTGCTCCTGTGCCAAACATATCTACAACTTTTTTTGCATTTAATCCGTGTTCATTATCTCTTTCATTGTCTTTGAAATCTTTTTTAGTAAACTTTTCTTCTAAAGAGGAACATACACATTCTTCGCCACCACAATCTTCACATACTCTGCCTACTTCTGGAGTTGCACATTGACACTCTCCGCCATTGCAAATAGGACAATCAGGATCTTCGAATACATAAAAAACTTCTTGTAAGTTTTCTTCTGGTACACAATTAGGTACCATTCTATCGCCCTTTTTCTTTAGACCAACTTGTTTAAAACCTTTCCAACATGCCTCACATTGTAGTTCGTCTGCTTCTGCCATGTCTAATGGTTCTTTAAAGTCTGACCATTTCTTACCTCTTTTAATAACTAGTTCTGATTTTGCAGCAGTTGATAGAAAAGGTATATCACCTTTTGCTAATTTCATAAGCATATCAGTTGAATACTTTTTCAACATAGTATTCATTTTATCAATAGCGCCAACAGGTAGTCTTTTACCCTTTAGAGGTTCATATTCTTTTTTAAGTTTTGTCATTTGAGCAGAAGTAAATTCTGTAAGATCATCTACCATACTTGGTGTCATACCTTTTACTTGACCTGCTCTGACCATTTTTATAAATTTAAATTTTGATAATTTATCTTTAAAGTTTTTATCTTTATCAAATAAATGTTTTACATTATCAGGTATTGGTGGTGTAGATTTTTCTTGAATGCCTAATTTTTTCTTTTCTTTGTCAACTTCTCTTTGAGTAAGCATTTCACCTTGTTTATCTTTTGCCTGTTTCATTCTACCTAGTTGAACCAACAGGTCTGAATATCTAGTATATTTACCTTCGTCTATTTCAATTGATTCTGCTTGCATCCAACCTTTTACTTTATAAGTTGGCCAGTCAGATTTATCTATGACAATGACTTTTGACTTCTTAACAATCATCATTTCTTTTGATTTGTCTTTTAGTTGTCTTGCCTCTGCAATAATTTTATCTTTATATTTACTCATTTAAGTTGATTCCTCATCTTTAAAAGTGCCTTGTCGAGTTCTTCCTTCCAGTTTTCACCGTATCGTTTCTTATATTTATCTATTGTATCACCTTCAACCGCATATTTATCTATATCTTTTTCATCTATTTTCATAGTGTATTGTCTAAAGTTTTGTATAGGTTGACCTGGTGTCATTGACATTGTATGCCTAGCAGACTGATCTGTGCCTAATTCGTAATATTCTAGTAGTCCTGCCCTCGTTAAAACATCTTGAAACTCACGATATCCAACACCAACTTGTCTTGCTATATCTGCAGCAAGTCCATATTTGTCTTTAAATACATTAACAGACTTCAATTTATTCTTAAACATCTGCATACCTATTGATACTGCCTTACGGTCAACTGTTTTACTTTTTATATAATCAGTAAATTTACCACCTGGTAGTTGAAACTCTTTAACAAGTTCATCTATGATTGAATCTTCTTTCTGCATTTCTTTAGTTTTTCTTTTCATCTTATTAATATAAGTTCGATATACAGCTGCCTCAGCAGTCTTACCCATCTCTCTTGCTCTTTGTTCCATTGCAACAGCAGCTTGAATTTTATGTGCATGAGTTTTACCAGAGTTTTTAATTTTGTTTACACTATCTTTAGCGTCTTGAACAGTTGCAAATTTTAATCCTTTGATAGTGCCTTTTGGATTCTCATCTGTATATAAATCAGAATGTTTATCTGAACCTGCAGGTTGACCTTTCTTTCTAGGTATTCTAGGTGCTTCGTCTAATGTTTGTATATCATATAACCATGCCTTCTTAATTAGTCCATCACAATCATATGATACATAATTAGAACCTCGTCTAACTATCATACCTTTTGAACCGTCCATATGTTCTACCATATCACCAATGTTAAATATTTTTTCTTGATGATATTCTTCTCTTAAATCATTATTTAAGAAGTTAGTAAATGACTCATATCTCTCTGCTATACCCATACCTTTTTTAACTGCATTGAATAATGCTTTACTATCTGTAGCAGATAAATTAGGTACACCTGTTTTAAAGTTTCTGTAATCATCATTTTTTGCCATATCTCTCATCTTACTTGCACTCATACCTGTAAGACCCTCAGCGTCAGGATCTCTTTCGCCAGATGAAACAACTTTAACAGATTTATAATTATACTCTTTACCATTATATTTGTCTGCAAGTTTTTGAAACTCATTTATTCTATCACTACCTGCAACCATAATAATCTCACCATACATCTTATCATAAAACTTTAGTATCTCCATGAATGTTCTTTGTGTACCTCCAGCAGCCTGTATTTTATTCTGCGGAAACATCTTCTTCATAAATTTAACTTTTGTATTTACATCTAATGGATTTTTTCTTTTGTCAGTAGAGGCACTAGCATAAACAATGTGATTAGCATTATTCTTTCGGGCTTGTGTAATCACTTCTCTCATAAGTTTACCGTGGCCAGTAGTAGGAGGGTTAAACCTACCAAAAGCGAAAATCAATTTGTTTGCCTTATCTAATGCCTCGTTGACTGCCCTAGTTTTACTTTGGGCATGTTCGTTTCGTAATGAATCTATTTCAGCGTCTGAAACTTCTCCATCATCTAAAATCTTTTTACATTTTTTGTAGAATGTTAGATAGTGATATTTCTCTAACATTTTGTATATAACATTTTTAGGTAATCTATTCTTAATACCAAATGTTCTAATCTCATCTGGTGTCATATCTGTATCAAATGCTGATCTTCTTTCAGCGTCAAGTAGATCGCCCATGTCAATTATATCTTCTAAACTGTTTTGTATTTCTTTGACTTTTAAATTTAGTCTGTCTTTTAAATTTGTAACCTCATTAGGTTTTAATTCTCTTAATTCATCATAGTCAATTATATCTCTTTTTAATTCACCTTTAACAACATCTAATTCTTGTACTTTCTTTTCAAAGTCTTTAATATATAAATCTATATCAAATACAAAATCTTCTGGTCGTTTGATAAACTCATTACCTCTAATATCAAATACTGCATCCGCTTTAGCATTTTGATCTTCATAAGTTTTCTCATCTGTAATAAAATAGTAGTTGACAGGATGTTTACTACCTGGTATCTCTTTACCTTGAATATTGTCTGGATTTTTAGCAGATAGATATTTCTTAGATAATCTTAATCTTTCATCTTCTGCCTTATCACTTGGCACATCAAATAAAACATTGATATCTAAGTCAGCGTCATTTCTATATCTCTTTGTAAGAATAGAACCTATCAATGCAATTCTGATAACAGGATATTCTGTTTCAAATTCTTTAATCTGATCCTCAATCATATCTAATACTGATTGTTTTATTTTAGGATCTGAAGTATCAGCGTCATCAAATACAAGAGGAGCATATGTTCTTCTAG